TTCAAATCTTAAATTAAATTCTGTATCCTCAAGCCCCCACCCATCAAAACTTTCGCTCATGCCGCCTAGATCTTCCCATGTATCCTTTTTAATGATATAGATGCCACCAGAATTTCTAATATTTAACTGATATGGCAATAGATAGGTCTTGTCATAATCGTTTATTGTTAATGGATTGATTCCATTAATAAAATTTATGGTTGCCTTTTCATTCAAATAATGGATTGAGGTAAAGGGCTTTATGATCATTCCTTCATTCAATGAATTTAAGCCTTTGATAATTAAACTTAAATTAACAATGTTATCTGAATCAATAATAACTAAGTTAGATTTTATAGACTTAGACACACCATTGTTTCTAGCCTGAGATCTATTAAATTTTTTTCTGTCAGACCGTCCGATTATTGGAATAGACAATGATGAATAGTATTTATAGCAATACTTAAAGTTTCTTAATTGATATGGACAACCACTATCCTGCCATGGAATTATTATATCGAAGTCCATTAAAATATGATATCATTGTTATATGTACATTACTTCTAAAATTGAAAAAATAGGTGCTTGCGGCGGGGTTTTTGTAAAACTATATTGGAAGTTCTCTGCCGTAGAGGGAGAAGTTGAAAAAGTACAATATTTAGAAGTAGTTATAGACGACACATTGCCAGAAGAATTTATTGTTGAGTTTGGGGACCAGGCTACTGCTGGGGGATATGAAAAAGCGTACCTATGGACCGTACCTAATATAGAAGAAATACATTCAAGGCTATTAAACGACCTAATAAACTCTCTATACAATAGATAATAGGGTATAATTATAACATGGCTAAACCTATAAAAGTATGGACTGGATCTGAGTGGGTAGATGTAGCAATAAAAACTCCCACAATTACAGGATATGCCACAGAAACAGCATTGGGAGTATTATCAGATACTGTTGATGGCAAGGCTGATCTATCAGGAGACACATTTACAGGATTTGTCACATTACATGCAGATCCAACACAATCTTTACATGCTGCCACTAAGCAATATGTTGATGCAACAGCAGAAGGTCTTCATATTCATGCATCCTGTGCTACTGCTACAACAACTAATATTTCTAATCTTTCATCTCCTCCCGCCTCTATTGACAATGTGACGCTTACCACAAACATGAGGGTTCTTGTTAAAAATCAATCTACCGCATCTCAAAATGGTATTTATGTATTTAATGGAACAGCATTGGTTAGAGCAGAGGACTTTAATTCTGCTACAGAAATCGACGGCGGAGACTTTGTTTTCGTAACTGGAGGAACTGTTAATGATAATACAGGATGGGTACAGGTAGAAACTGTAAGTACTGTAGGCTCTGATCCAATAACATTTACCCAGTTCTCTGGTGCTGGATCAATAACTGCTGGTACAAATATTTCTATTTCTGGAACACAAGTATCTACAGTAAATGATCCAACATTCTCAGGTCTAGTTACAGCAAGTTCTGGAGTAGCATTTTCTGACGGTACTCAGACTAAAGTAGGAGTTCCATCTATATCATCATTTATTTCTAAAACTTCTAGTTACACCCTTGACGCACTTACCTTAAGAGATAATATTATTGAAATGGATAGTACATCTGCAACCACAGTAACAATACCAACAGATACTACATTAAACTATCCAATAGGCTCAAGCATAGATGTTATTCAAATTAATACTGGAGAAGTAACAATCGCGGGAGCAGTAGGAGTTACAGTAAATTCTACCCCTGGACTTAAACTAAGAACCAGATGGTCATCATGTACTCTATTAAAAAGAGCATCTAATACCTGGCTTGTCTATGGCGATCTTAAAGCCTAGTATGATATACTGATTGTTGATATTTAGGAGACATTGTGGCAAAAAAGGAAATCGGAGGAAGGTCTTCACAACAGAATGACTTCCTTGAACCAGCCGCACCTATTAATGTTGTTGCTACAGATGTAGGAACAAATAGAGCATTTAATAATGGTGCCGCTAGCGTGTCTTTTGAGTTGCCTGCTAATTCTCCTCCAGCAACTTCCTACACAGTTTACTTAAATGGCAATACTTCAATAAATGCTACTGGAACATCATCTCCAATAGTTGTTAGTGGATTAACAACCCCAAATACAACAAACGCTGCACAGTTTTATGTTATAGCAACAAATGCTGCTGGGAATTCACCACAATCATCATTATCTACAGCAATACACACTACTGGTGTTCCAGCAACAATGTCTGCACCTACAGTATCTTCAAGTACTACTGATCAAGACGCCGTATCCTGGACTGCACCAAATACTGGCGGTAAAACAATAATTAGATATTACTGGGAAAGTTCCGATGGTAAGTCTGGTAATACAACAAATACCTCAGTTACTGTAACTCAAGAAGGCGGAACTTCTCAAACATATAAGGTAAGAGCAGAAAATGCAAATGGACTAGGAATCTGGTCAGCAGATTCCTCAAGTGTTACTACAACTCCATTCTTTCCCCCATTCTTTCCTTATTTCCCACCATTTTTCCCACCGTTCTTTCCCCCATTCTTCCCATATTTTCCTCCGTTCTTCCCATACTTTCCTCCGTTTTTCCCGTTCTTCCCACCATTCTTTCCGTTCTTCCCACCATTCTTCCCAGCGTTTGGTCCTGCATTTAAAACTGCTCCAACAAATATCATAGATCAAACTACTAATATCATTTACCTAACATCAGAGTATGGATACTTAACAGATAAGTATTTGGCAAATGAAGATGCTTTATCTGCACTAGGATTCGATGAATTAAATGGACTAGATAGTGCAATTGAACTAGATTCAGAATCTATAACAAATATAATAGAACTAGAGACTAATATTAAAAATATTGAAAGTCGCCTGGATCAAATTGACATTATTAAGATTAATGATGAATCATACATAAAGCATCATAACCTTCTAGTTGAAAAAGACGGCAGGATCTTCTTTGAGAATGTATTAAATATAGATAGTTCATTTAAGTTATTTAACTTTGACAATAAAGAATTTATTCAAATAGAGTCTTTAGAAAAAGTAGAAAATGTAGAAACTGAGGTATACTTCATTGAATGTGATATGCCAATAGTAATACAAAGTAGCGTTGGATTTATGACAAGATAGATTGAGAGATATTGTGTCTGATTGGCTTAATAAAGATAGATCAGAAACACATTTAAATAGAATTAATCCTAGAGCATGGAAAGATAATCTAATAGTAGAAAATCCGGCTCTAGGAATTAATATTTATAAAAGTGTTTTAGATAAAGGTTTATGCGATGAAGTAATTAATGTATTGGAAGATAACATTGGTAATGAAAAATATCAATGGTCCCAGGCACACGTTACAGAATCTGATAACCCACTATTGAATGCTAGAGATTGTTTAGATTTTAAAATAGGACATAATAATCTAGGTCCAAGAAATTCTAACAATAAAGAATTATATGATATGCATCAGAAGGTTTTCGATTCACTTTACCCTGCATCACAAGATTATGCAAGGTACTGGGGCGTAGGTATATCATATTTCGAAGTGTTCAACTTTGTTAAATATGAGGGTGTTAATAAACATTTTAATATTCATGCAGATCATGGTCCAGCATATGTATCTACAGTATCTATGGTTTTATATGTTAATGATAATTATGAGGGCGGAGAAATTTACTTCCCTAGATTTGACTTAGAGGTAAAGCCTGAGGCGGGGGATCTTGTGATATTCCCATCAACATACATTTACGAACATGCTTCAAAACCTATAGTTTCTGGTACTAAATATGCTATAGTGATAATGACAGACTATAACAGTCGTGGAAATCTTAGATACTATCAGTATCGTGAAGAAGATAATAAAGTTAAATATTAGATTGGTTTTTTTATGATTTCTGAAGAGCAGAAAACAATAAATCAAAAAATTGAAGAGTTTTATAAGATAGATAATCAAACATGGTCATCATATGACGACCTTGGGAGTGGCATATTTGTTTATCATGACGCTATGCCGCTTGACTGTATCTCTAGACTAGAGAATGTTTTAGAAAATGATAGGAATCAGTATTCTTATTCTGAAGCAATGGTCGGATATTCTATGAAAATACCAGAATACAGAGACTGTCAGGATTTTAGATTTAAAAAGTCTGATATAGAAGGAGACAGGAGTTCTGCTAGCCTTGAGTTACAGGATGTTTGGCAAAGCATCTATGATAGTGCATCTCAGGCAGTTAAGCACTATGCATCACATTTTAAAATTGGAGAACTTAGGTACTGGGAGGCTATGAACTTTGTCAGGTATGGTCCAGGACAACATTTTCAGGAACACCACGATCATGGATATTCATACAATTGTGTAGTCTCATTGGTGGGGTATCCTAATGATGATTACGAAGGTGGAGAATTATATTTTAGATTACAAAATCTTAATATAAAGCCTAAGGCTGGAGACTTGTTTATCTTTCCATCAAACTATATGTATCCTCATAGAGCCATGCCAGTAGTTTCTGGAATAAAGTACTCAGTAGTTACAATGCTTGATTACTCCGATAAGTTTCATAGACCAGAATTTTATTACGAAACGGGAACCTGATGCCCCTTGTTGCATATAAAGATATGCATACTCCATCAATCATAGAGCAAATGCCTATGCATAGAGACTGGATGGACGAGACATTTGATCGACATGCATATCAATGTTTTCCAGTATCAATGGCAAACAGACTTGGATGGTCTATATCTTTTAAAGAAGATATAACATTTATTTGGGATGGTATCAATTCTTCACAAGATGGTCATGTTAATATAATAACTGGCGGAGATTATGTTAGCACTAGAAGAGCAAATAGAACTCTTAGTTTCGACACAGGAATTATATTCTCTCCAGAGGAGAACGTAAGCCTACTCACAATGCCTCCGCCAAATATATTTATAGATGGCATTCAATGCATGACAACAATTATTAGCACGACAGCATTGATAGGAGCATTGCCAGTAGCAATAATGATAACTAGGCCAAATATTGAAATAACTATTCCAGCAAAAACTCCTATAGCATCAGTATTTCCAATATCACTAACAGATATAAATAATACTGAATTAATTGTAAAGAGTGGATATCCAGATTTTATGCAACAAGCCGAATGGAATAAAAAAATTCAAGATCGCGGCGCTGCCTCTCAGGAAAAAAATTCTAAAGGAGAGTGGACTCATTTTTACAGAGATGCTGTAGACCATAATGGAAACAAAATGGGTGATCATGAAGTTAAGAAAATTCTTATGAGAGTGACTTATGAAAATTAAGTTTTTATCTAATAGGCCATGGTCTAGTGAAAATAAAAATAGTTTCCCAGAGCCATCTTCTAAAAATATTCCAGACTGGTATGTTAAAGAAGATAGATACGCAAAACAGCCAAATGGGGAGTATTACACAGGACCAGATGGAGGAAAGATAGTTACATGGAAGGGATGCCCTGCCATATATGACATATTAATAACTGGATATATGCTAAAGACTCCATGTGATATAGAATTTATAAACACTCCAACTGGACAAATTCATAGAATTTATGACATTAGATACCAAGATTTTATTCAGCCAAGGCTGGAAATGTCTGGATTCGATGAACCAGACGGGTACTCCAAGAGCCACTTTGCTTGGTATCCAGATTGGGCACCAGAAGTCCCTAGTGGGTATAGTGTTCTTTATTCACAGCCGTTCAATAGATTCGACTTGCCCTTCTTAAATACAACTGGTATTGTTGATAATGATGAAGTTAGTGTTCCAGGAACAGTACCTTTCTTCATTAAAGAAGGATGGGAAGGGGTGGTTCCTGCAGGAACCCCATATATTCAACTTCTTCCATTCAAAAGAGATGATTGGGAGTCTGAACACGAACTTTTAGATGAAAAGCAGATAGTAAGAAGAAACATTAAAAACAGCAAAAAATATAGAGTACCAAACGGTGGTGTATATTTAAATGAAGTATGGCATAGAAGGAAGTATCAGTAATGTTTGAAGGAAATCCAGTATCAATAACCCCATCAGGCTTCTTTGGCAATGGAAAAGAAAATATAGTTGAACTAGAAAACTTTATGACAAATGAAGAAGTAGAATTTCTTAATAATTTCATTAGATCTAACACTATATGGGACATAACAGAAACACATTATAATGATGAGGGTACTGTTATTTATGATGCAGATTACTGGAAAGATAGGGTAATTACTAAGCCAAATATAGAAAAGGCTAATCCTAAAGTATCAATTATTATTAACAACATGGTTGCTAGACTTAAGCCTATCGTAGATGATTTTTTTAAGGTGGACGCAATGCCTACGAATCCTGCCATGGTTAAGTGGCTACCAGGACAACTTCAAATGCCTCATGCAGATAAGGAGTTGCACGTTGGAGAAGACGCAGGGAAGCCAAACGACTTCCCTTGGTATGACCTTGCCAGCCTATTTTATATAAATGATGACTATGAGGGTGGGGAATTGTATTTCCCACATCAAGATATTCAATTTAAACCAAAGGTAGGTGCTGCATACTTCTTCCCTGGAGATATGAATTATATTCACGGAGTTACTGAAGTTAAATCAGGTATTAGATACACCGTCCCCTTCTTTTGGACAATTCTAGAGCATACTGGAGATTCTAGGCCATGATAATAGATTCAATAAACACAGAAGATTTTGTTATCTATAAAGATGATGAAAATAAATTAGGTGAGTTGGGTATTACTCAAAACAGAATAATTGAGATACCAGATTTTGTTGATGAGAATACTGCAAAGAGTATGATCGAATACTTTGAATATAAGGCATCAATGTGGGGACCAATTGCATTTTATGGATCATCTGGGATGGGCCTTATGCATAATGATCCAGAACTTTCGAACTTTGGATTACCAGATGACTTCTTTTCAAAAATACAATCTAAGTTTCAGGAATCAGTAGAATTAATATTCGGTAGACCTGTAAAGGCTAATACATCACATGCACAAAAATGGGATGTTGGAGGATTTGCCGCAGCACATTCAGACAACTCCGACTTTGAGGGCAAGCCTAATTCTTTTCAAATAAATAAATATGTTGGAATTTTATATTTGAATGGAAATTATGGTGGGGGAGAACTTTATTTTCCAGAGCATGAGATTGAAATAAAGCCTAAGTCGTTATCATTTATTTCTTTCCCTGGCGGGGTAGAGAATATACATGGAGTTAGAGAAATAACAGAGGGAACTAGATATACAATGGTTTCATTCTGGGATTTTGCTGAATCTGAATATTCTGATGAGTTGAAGTCTGAATGGGAGCAAGAATTGCTTAGGGTGCGAGCAGAGCAAGAAGCCCAAAGAGAAGAGTGGTCAAAGGGTAATAAGTATGCGTAGTCTAATAAATAAGCCAGAAATATATAATGACAGTATTTATTACTACAAGGGCATACTGCAAAGACCTGAATACATAGTTAAATTAATAGAACAAAATAATTCAAATTCAGATCTTATTAGTGACTGGGTTCCATGGCAATCCTCAGACGGAGACTACACATTTGGAAGAACAAAAAGAATAAATTTTGAACACTACCCAAATTCTTCCGATGAGTCTAAGTTCATATACGGATCTATTTTGTCCGCAATTAGATTGGCTGGTGTTTTCTATGCTAGAAATAAAAATATTAATTTAGGTAAACAGTCTCCAATTTCAATATCTAAATATGACGAGGGAAAGTTTATGGGTCCTCATACTGATGAAAAAACTGGAGCGCATATATCTGGAGTTTTATATTTAAATGATAATTACTCTGGAGGAGAACTAGAATTTCCTAATCAAGAATTTTCAATAAAGCCTGAGGCTGGAAGCATGATTGTTTTTCCATCCATAGGTGAATACATTCATGATCCAAAGCCTGCCTACGGCGGGGAGAGATACATTTGCCCCGTATTCTGGTATAATTAAAATGTGCCAATTCCTATAAATAGGTTATGGTGAATGTAAATTTAAGTAGTTGATAATATGGCATATTCAGATATAGTGTTGTCAGACCTTCCCTTAGGCTATTGGGGAGGTCCAAGCGTATCTAGAAAAAATTTACTTACCGCCAATCAATATTCTATAGAGTCATCTACTTCTGGATGGACTGCTTTAGACAATACATCTATATCTAGGGTAACCTCTGATTCATGGATAGGCTCCGCAAGTTTGCAAATAGATCCATCCTCTACTTCTGAGGCAGGATTTAGAATTGCTAGTGGGTCTAGAATACCCCTATCATATGGTAGGACATATACTATGGTTGCGCGGGTTAAAAATACTTCTGGTTCTAGAAAAGCACGAATAAGAATAGAATATTTTACTACTCAAAGTGGATCTACCCTATCCCAGTCAGTAACGCTAGGTCAGGTGTATGATATATCAAGTACAGAATGGACTACAATATATCATACTGAAACCCTGCCTACTGGAACATCAACGAACTACTTTGCGTCATGGGGGATAGTTACAGATACAGGCTTGGCATCAGACCTAATATTATGCGACGGAATTCAGTTTTTTGAAGGACCGCTATATGCAATGTATGATCAACAATATCAAAATGATGCAACCTTAAGATATATTAATTATCAAAAAAGTAAGCCAATTATCTTTAATGGTTCAGAGTCAGTAAGACTTAGCGGGGACGCGGTATTAGAAATATCTAATCCATATAAATTATTTATTAATGGATCAGAGAGCAAAAGTGCTTCAATAGATTTCTGGTTTACTTTAGAAAAGCCTCCGTCATATAGGCATCAGTTATTAAAAATAGGCGCATTCATAAGTTGCTACATAGAGAACGACAAACTATACATAGACTATCTTGGTAGCAGAAGTTTTGTTCAGATAAATAATTGGGACATGCAGCATTACGTTAATGTTGTTTATTCTCAAAAAACCATATTTTTATATGTAGATGAAAATTTATCGACGTTCCTGGACCTTGGATCTAATTTTCAATTTGATAGGGTTATCGAAGAAATTACCCCAACAATAGTAGTTGGGCCAGCATCTAGATCAGTCAATCTTCTTACCAACTCCTCTTTCGAGGACTCAGAATTTGGTTGGCAGGCCACGAATTCTTCTATTGAATACATTACCTCTGATTACTTTTCTGGATCTAAGTGTTTACAAATTACTAAGCAAGCAACATCTAATTCAGGAGTTCAATCAGTAGACTTTTACCCAGTAGTTCCTTATGAGTCATACTATCTTTCAGCGTATGTAAAAATACCTTCATCTAACGAGTCCTCCACTCTGAGGCTTGTGTGTGAGGAATATGATTCATACGAGTCTGAAAATTTGTTAAAATCAACTACTCAAAATATTGTTTTAAGCAATAATAATTGGCAAAGAGTTAGTTTAGAATTTACTCCAGACATATATACTTCAGTAGTTAGAGTTAAAATTATTCAGCCATCTTCTGGAACAAACGGGCAAAAATTCCTATGCGATGCGCTTCTGCTAGAAAAATCAAATTCTTTATCAACATGGTCAGAAAATCTAAATGATTCAGATCCAATTTTTATTTCAGACATAGGATTTTATTCATACGATATTGGAGATGAGAAAAGATTAGATAGATATTTTTATGGAATATCAGACAACCCAGACGAACTTGCTATAGAGTATGGGGCGGATAGATTTGATATTAATTATTCAAGTAGTCTTTCTGAATCAGAAATAAACATTCTTTCTTCTGAAAATATTTTAAATGCTACTCTAGATAATCTTGCTTATGATCAAACATCATTATTAATGTCTGCCCTATCTACAGAGTCTGTAGTTATTGGAAATGATGGCGGAGAGGCAACACTAAATAAGAATGGAATAAAGTTTTCTGATTCTGCATTTCTACCACTATCTCAGATAGGTGGGTACTTTAATCCTATATCGTCTACTATAAGATTCCAGACGACCTTTGACGATAATAGTGGAGATGGAACCGCACTATTAATAGGCGGGGTGCTGAACTGCTACGGCATTGCCTTACAAAAAAGATCTAATAAATTAAAAGTGATGCTTATAGAAGATGTGTCACAGACACCCACCGAACTACTTGAAACAGAAACGTTATCAAATGGACTTATTAATATTGCATTAAATCTAGAAAATCAAATTTTATCTGCAAAAATCGGGGAGGAAGAATTTTTATCAATAGATATACCTGTAATTACTTCTAATGCAACACTATCTATTGGTAACATTCCAGAATCATCAGATGCATATCCAGATTATATTAGAAATTTTACAATAGATGGACTAACAGACTTTGCTGACATTAATTGGATTGAAACTGGTAGATACACTCTAAGGTTAAATAATTCATTAAATATATCTCAGAAATCTACATTTAATTATTCTACCGCCGCACTTATCCCAGCAAATAACAGTATCGTTACCTTTAATACATCTGCTCAAAACAATATAAAGATAAACAACGTAAGCGTAAAAGATATAACATACATACCAGGGTTTAATTATTCTGATCCAGAGCCAATAAGCATAGAAGTTACGCTTATTAGCGAAAATTCTACTACAGATAGAAAGTCGGTAAACAACCTCTATATATCTTCATACAATTCAGAGAGCCTGGTTTCATCACTATCAAGGTTTAGTTTGGACAGCAATTCATCAGAAAATATGCCATATATCATGAATGTTATATCATCCAATGTGCTTTCTCATGATGATAATTTAGGATTAAGATTTGATAAATTAATTTCATCTGGATGCAAGGTAGTCTCCAATCAATCAAATACATATGAAGCAATAGAAATTGTTTTCAAGATCAACCTAGCACCTAATAATGGAGAAACGTATACAATATTCGACCTTGCGGGTAGTAGCGATATCAATCTTAAATATGATGATTCAGGATTAATTAAAAATGGAACCTACGATCTATATATTGATGGACAATTAGTATCTAATTTATCCGACATTGATATATTTTCTAGAGAAATCTATCACGCAATTGCTGTATTTTCTTCTTCTCTTTCTTCAGACATACACATAGGATCTAATAAAAATGTAGAAGAAAAGTTCGATGGAACTATAGGTAAATTAAATATCTATTCGGTCGCCCCAGCAGATATGACAACTTTTGTAGAAGATAAATATTTAGATTTAATTGGGAAAAACGTTAAGAGTATAAATGGTGGAACGGCATCAATAAATGATTCATCTGCCACCCAAGAGTACATAAGAGACTCCTTTGGAGAGTACTATGAAATGAAAAACTTGCCAAAGGTCAAAATAGTTTCTGAAATATAAAAAAATGAACCGATATGTGCCATATTTTCATATTTAGAAGGAAAAATGGTACTATGTGTGTATGCCAAAAGTAAAGATAGTTGAAGAAACTGACTACGGACTATACCTATGGGAAATGCCAGATGGAAGTATAGTCGCTGATGATGAAAAGAATTTTCTAAATATACCTGGAAAACGCGGTGACATGAGTAAGATTAAGATAATCACCGAAACTGTTAGATCCTTTGGTATTGAAGAGGGTAAGGCTGTATTCCTTTCTGGACACCGCAGAGTGACAGATGAAGAATATGAATATCAAAAGCAGCGCCTTGAGTGGGGATTAATCCCTGATGAACTAGATTATGGTGCCGCTAGAGATGAACTTATGAACTATAAAAAGGGACTTAGGTAATGCCAGCATCATATGTAGAAGACGATGATCCACAAGAAATCAACATAACTTCTTCCTCTGACTTTTTTAAATTTTCCTCGTCAAAAAGCGAAGGCATGGACCCATTCTTGCTTCCTGCTGAAGAACTTAAGGCATATAGAGGACTTTCTCCTAATTTTAAGAGAAAGACAACGAGAACAATACAAAAATATCATCAGGGCGTTACTGGAGTAAGATCTAAGAAGATTGAAGATCCAGACGTTACTGGATACGTTATGTTTGAGGCTGTAGAGCCTCCATACAACATGGACTATCTCGCTAAAGTTTATGAAGTTTCATCTCCCCACCATGCCGCAGTCGATGCCAAAGTTTCTAATATTGTAGGGCTTGGATACGACTTAATTGAAACTGATGAGACTAAAGACAAGATTGAAGAAATAGATGATACAGATCAAGATAAATTAAATTTTCTTAGAAGAAAAATAACTCGCGCTAAAACTCGTCTAAAGAAAGATATAGATAATTTAAATGAAGATGAGTCTTTTACAGAAACAATGAAAAAAATTCTTACTGATTATGATGCTACAGGAAATGGCTATATGGAAGTGGGTCGTAAGGTAGATGGAACTGTAGGCTACCTTGGACATATTCCTTCAGCAAATATGAGGGTAAGAAGAAATCGTGATGGATTTATCCAGATTGTAAATAATAAAATTGTCTTTTTCCGTAATTATGGAGATACATCTACCCCAGATCCATTAGGAAACGATCCTCGCCCCAACGAGGTACTTCATTTTAAGAAGTATACTCCTACAAATAATTACTATGGAGTGCCGGATATTATTCCTGCCCTGCAAGCACTAGCAGGCGACGAATTTGCGTCTAAGTTCAACCTTGACTATTTTGAGAATAAGGCGGTCCCACGCTACATTATTGTAGTTAAGGGTGCAAGACTTAGCGATGATTCACAAAGAAAACTTCTAGAGTTCTTCCAAACTGGACTTAAAGGTAAGAATCACAGATCACTTTATATTCCATTGCCAGCAGATGATGGAAACACTAAGGTAGAATTCAAAATGGAGCCAGTTGAGGCTGGTGTACAAGATTCTTCATTCAGAAACTACCGCCTTGAGAACCGTGATGAAATACTTATGGCGCACAGAGTTCCTGTGACTAAGGTGAGCATGGGTTCTGGCGTGTCTCTGGCGGCTGCAAGAGATGCAGATAAGAACTTCCGTGAACAGGTAACAAAACCCACCCAGGAATACTTTGAGAAGAAGATTAATAAAATTGTTCGTGAGTTTACAGACATGTTTTCCCTTAAATTCAATGAACTTAGTCTTACTGATGAGGATACTCAATCTAAGATTGATGAAAGATATTTGAGAATGCAAGTTATTGTTCCAAACGAAGTAAGAGCAAAGAAGGGACTCCCAGCCCTTGATGGTGGGGATACTCCAATAGTTCTTAATGCTCGCGCAGCAGCAGAACAAACTACCCAGGCTACTGGGAATAGAAGAAGAGATCAGGAGCGTCAACAAAATCAGCCCGATATTGATGGAGAGGCAAGAAATCCACAGGGCGAAGGCAGATCTGTGCAATAATTGTGCATAAAATTTTGTATTAATCTGTCTAGTTGATAGAATTTATTTGAGATGGAAATAACTAAATCTTATTGGCATAGTGACGGCGACCGTATAAGTCTGTCCGTACCGTTCTTCAAAGTAGATGAAGAGCGCAGAATTGTTTCTGGATTTGCTACATTAGACAATGTAGATCGACACAATGATATTGTTGATGCAGATGCTTCTATTAAGGCATTTGAGACATTTCGGGGCAACCTCCGCGAAATGCATCAGCCAATTGCTGTTGGCAAAGTCACAAACTTTAGAGAAGAGCAATTTTACGATAAGTCAACTGGACAATCATATCGTGGAGTGTTTGTAGATACATATGTCTCCAAGGGTGCCCAAGATACCTGGGAAAAGGTTCTTGACGGCACCCTATCTGGATTTTCTATCGGCGGAAATATTACAAAGGTAGATCAAGTTCAAAAAGGTGATGACATGGTTCGTGTCATTAAAGAGTATGACCTTGTAGAACTTTCGCTTGTAGATAGTCCAGCAAATCAACTCGCTAATGTATTTTCTATACAAAAAGTAGATGACCAACTAGTTGCTACAGGAATTGCTACAGAAATTAAAATGGATAATATTTTCTGGTGCGAGACAGATCAAATAGCAGTAGCAAAAGATTCAGACTCCTCCGCCTGCCTTGTCTGTGATTCAGACATGACAAATATTGGCTGGGTAGAGTCTAACGACGTTGCTAAGAATCAAGAAATTGGTAAAGCAATAGATCGACATATTAAAAAGCATAGTCTTTCTGGATCAACTCCAGAAGAAATGCCTGAGCCAACAATAGCAAAGCAGGCAGATAATGAAACCAATATTGAAGGAGGTGCAGTAGAGAATATGGAAATTGAAAAAAGTGAAGAAGTTACAGAGATTGAAGAAACAACTGAAGAAGTTGTAGAAAAGGGAGCCGTAGTTGCAGAGGAAGCAACAGAGGCTGTTGAGGCTGTAGCAGAAGAAACCTCTCCAGAAGAGGAAGAGGTAGAAGAAGACTTAGAAAAGGCTGCAAACTCCGATGTTGAGGTTGAAGAACCCGACTTTGTTAAAATGTTGGAAGACCTCAAGACATTCTTCGGAGAAAACATCAGCAAGAGCGCAGAAGAGACTAAGGTGACTGTTGAAGAAATCACCAAGACTATCGACGCTCAAATTACAGAATTGGCTGAGAAGCACGATTCACTCAGCAAAGCAGTTCAGGATATCAAAAGTGCCATCGACACAATCGAAAAGCGCGTGGATCTGGTTGAAAATGAAACTGCTGTTAAGAAGTCCCAAGATCTGGATGGATCAAAGGAAGAAACAACAATAAGAAAAGGTATCTGGTCTGGCTCATTCCTCGGTGTCCGTGACCTATAAATACAAAAACTGAAAGGTAGGTGAAAAGCAGATATGAGTAACGAACTTTTACAAAAAGTAATCGACACGACTGAAGTTGGTGCAGGCGGTGGTGGCCTTTTAAAGCCAGAACAATCCAATCGCTTCATTGACTACATGTTCGATGCAACAATCTTGACAAGAGTCGCACGCACAATTCGTATGCGTTCCGATACAACAGAAATTGACAAGGTTGGAGTAGGCGAGAAACTAATGGTTCTCGCTTCAGAAGGTACAAACGCAGGTCAAACAGATCGTGGTGCAACATTCACCAAGGTTTCATTGACAACAAAGAAACTACGTTTGGACTGGGAACTCTCAAGCGAATCACTTGAGGATAATATTGAAGGTGCCGATCTTGAAGATCACATTGCTCGCCTTATGGCAACACAGGCTGGTAACGATATTGAAGATCTCGCTATCAATGGTGACACAGCACTCACATCAGACAATCTTTACAAGGCATTTAATGGCTTCCGTAAGTTAGCCCTTAATGGTGGACAGGTTGTTGATGCAGGCGGTGCAGCCATCAGCAAGGCAACATTCAATAGCGCACTCAAGGCTATGCCTCGCAAGTACAAGCAACGTCGTAACCAGTTGCGCTTCTTCACCGGAAGCAATCTGGTTCAAGACTACTTGTACAACCTCACAACAGTTGGATCTACTCCAGAAGATATCGCTTCAAGCATTCTTCGTGGAAATCCAGCCGCTCCTGAGGGCAATCCAGGTGGAGTAATTCCATTCGCTTTCGGTATTCCTGTCGTTGAGGTTCCCCTCATCGATGAGACTCGTACCGGAACTTACTCTGGAGCCACAGGGCAACATGGTGAGGTCCACTTGACATTCCCACAAAACTTCATTGTCGGCATCAAGCGTGACATTACAGTTTACCGTGAATTCAAGCCAAAGAAGGATACAATCGAATACACACTCTACATTCGTGTTGGTGTGGCAGTTGAGAATCTTGACTCTTTCGTAGTTGTCAAGAACGTCAAGGTTGCTTCCTGATAATAATTTAATAATTATAGTGCGGCAGGGAGGGGTGTAAATCCCTCCCTTTCGCCTTTTCTGATATAATTGACTATAAGAGATAGGAGAATTATGTCTTTTTCTACAATGAAAGTTGGACAACTTAAAGAAGTTGCAGAGTATTTTGCCGTGGACCTAGAAAGTGCAAAGACCAAAAATGAAATTATGGCAGCACTAGAAGAAGAGGGTGTTACGTTCGAAATGTATGCTAAATTTACAGAGGCTGAAACAGAGACTATTGATGTACCAGAAAAGAAAGCAAAAAAGGTCGCATCTGGAGATACAGTTTTAGTTAAGATGGATCGTGAAAACGCTAGATTTGAAATAAATGGCTTCACCTTCACAAGAGAGCATCCTTTTGTCGCTATGTCTGAAGAAGATGCAGATTTTATCTTTTCCATAGAAGAAGGATTTAGAATGGCTACTCCGCGAGAGGTGCAGGAATACTATAACTAAGAGGTGTGTTAATTGATAGAAGTATATGCTGGCAGTAGTACAAAAGTAAACGTTACAACCTATTTTAATGGAGAGCCTACTGAGCCAGTAGAAGCGCCTCAGGCTGTAGTTAAAGATGCTTCAACAAATACTATTCTTTTAGTAGACTATGCTGAACAAACTGACGATGAGTATGTTGGAGAGTATGAACTTCTTCTTCCAGCAAACGTAACCGCTACAGAAAGAATACTAAAGATAGAGTGGGAGTATCAAATTGGTGAAGAATACTTTAACTCTACTGAGTATATTTATGTAACAATACCTTATCTTACTGTTGATGAAATAATATTAGAGTTAGGATTTTCTCCATACCCAGAAGGTGCTAACTACCAACCGTTTGAAAAGATTCATGCAGCCGCGAGAACCGCAAGAATGATAATAAATAATTACTTGGGATTTTCTTTAACAGAGAATACAAATCCTGTAGTTGCTTATGGAACTAATGCTGATGTTCTTTCTCTTCCGCACCGTATCATAGAATTTAAAAAGTTGTATGAAAATGATCAATTAATAATTGATATCGATGAAGATATAAATAATTGGGGCGTAGAGTTAGAAATAACTGAAACAAATAATGCCCTCAGAGTCATTGCTAGTACAGCAGGAGAAGACATTCAGGAGAGCGAAAGATCTTTTATCTTAGATATAAATCCTGCAAAATTTAAAGACGGGTATAGGTATAAGGTAGAGGGTACTTTTGGCTACCAAGTTATACCATTAGAGGTAAAGCAAGCCATGCTTTTGATTGTCAATGATCTATTATGTAATGATAGTATCTGGCGTTCAAAGTATGTGAAGAAGATGAATACTGGTCAAATGTCTGTAGAATTATCTTCACTCGCTTTCGCAGGAACTGGAAATGCTATTGCAGACGCTATACTACAAAAGTTTAAAATGATACAGTTGGTGATTATTTAGTGTATGGCTGCCTTCAAAGTTCCACACTTGTAATGACAGCAGATATTTATCAACAAATATCTGAACAAGATGAGAGTACAAACGCTATAACTAGAAGATGGGTATTGTTAAAGAATATACAATGCTCAATTGTTCCCATTAGAGAAAGTGGCGGAAGCGCAACATCAGATAACAAAACGTTTGGTAAAGAATACATAGAAGAATTAGAAATAAAAATGTACACTCTAGAAAAATTAAGTAAAAGATGGAGAGTCTCCTCAGTAAAAAACTTTAAAAATGAAGAGTTGTATACAGAGATAGACAGAGTATCTAATCCAAGTACTATATTTGAGGTATACGCATCTCATCCAATTTTTGATATCTTTGGAAACGTCCAGTACTTTGAGAATCATCTCAAGAGGACTCAGGTGCAATCAAATGATTAATGTTAGAGTGTCCCCCGCATCTTCTCAAAGATTATATGCAGAGATAGAAAATAAAATAGAAGGCATTAAAGAATTAAAAACTGTTAAATCAAAAAATGAAATAATGTCTGCTGAGTTCTCTTTATCCGCAATAAAATTTGTTAAAAGAACAAATCTTCTAGCAAGATCAGCAAAGAAGTCTTTTCATCATGTTTATGAATGGGGAGGCGCTGGAAACGAATCTTCAAGATTATTTAGAATAATTAAAAAACAAGAGGGGGCAGGAAATGCCTCTATATATTACAAGTTTAATAATTCTAAAAAGAATTCTCCAATTGCTCCAGCATTAACAACTCCTGGACGTAGTGGTAGAAAGGTTACAAAAAGTGGGATATTTAAAAGAAAAGCAGAAGTCATGGAAAATGGCAAACAGGTAAGTTTTATTACTTCTAGACATATTGCCTTCAGCCCAAAGTCAGGCGGGATACTATTTGTGCCTCCAGGGAAAACAATAACAATAAGAAACCCTGGCGGCAAGGCGACAACTGGTTCTTTTGAAAAACATTTTAGAAGTTGGTGGACCATAAACTTTGGAAACTCTTTAGATGAGGCTGGAGTTTTTAATAAATTAGAAAAAAATATTGCTAGGGCTTTAAGTAAAAAGGGTGCCGATAAAAATTCCGCAAGATTAGCAATCAAGTCTACTCTAGCCCCATATCAAACTATAGGAAGTGTTATCTAGTGGTAGATTATAAGATAAATGCTAGGTCTGTTCTGAATTCATTTTTATGGGAAGAATTAAAAAATTCAGGAATTTTAATAGAAGATCAATATCGTCCAGATAATTTTACTAAATCTGTTATTCCAATAATACCTTCACAAGAGGTTCCAGAATTTAATAATCTCATGCCAGAATTGCCATACATCATATATGATTATGAAGTTGAAGGATATGGAGATAAATGGTGGATATGTGAAGAAAGAATGCTATACACTATTATTGCAAATCAAGTCTCTCAGGTAGCAGAAATCATAGAACTAATGATAGATTTATTTAGAAGAGTAGATGAGTCTGGTCAGGATGTACAAAAATTTAATCCTAAAGATGATAAAGTAATATTCTATACTGTGTCTTTAGAAAATGCTTCTGGCCCTGCACCAGTTGAATTAGAGGGCGGAAGAGTAGCAGGAACTGTAGAGATTTCTTACAAATATTCAAGATATTTAGATTCATCTGGTAGATTCGTCTGACCTTTGAGTCTTGCCCAATTCGTGTTATTATAATAATGAGGAATGACCAATCTAGATATTTAATAATATCTGAAAGGTAGGTGTAAAGTATAAATGGCAGGTTCAGTTAGCAACATTATCGTTGGTGCCGCTCAGGTCTTCATTTCAAAGAATGATTCAACTGTTTCAGGTGGTCAACCACAAAACATGCCAGTATTCGGCACAACTGCTTCCGCAGCAACGTACCTAGGTACTGGCTCAGGAGCAACTGACTGGAGAGATGTTGGATTCACATCTGAAGGATTCGAAATTTCATACGAACCAACTTATGGTGAGGTTGAGGTTGATCAGTTGCTTGACTCCGCTCGTATCTTCAAGACTCAGTTGAGAGTTATGCTTCGTACTTCTATGAATGAAGGCACACTTGAAAATGTTCGCGTAGCCTTTGGTCAATCAAATGCTACACAGTTGAATAGTGTTTACTCTTCAACATCAACAAGAGCATCAGCATCAGGATACGGCGCTCCAACAACAGGATCAAACGTTCTTGGTCTTGCAGCAGGAGCCCTTGGTGAGAAGCCAGTCGAAAGATCATTGATCGCTGTAGGCCCAGGCCCAGCAGTCGCAGGATCAAACACAGAGAGAGTGTACCTTGCTCGTCGCGTTCTTTCTATGGAGACTGTTTCCCACGCTCTACGCAGAAATGAATCAACTGTTTACCCAGTTACATTCCGCTGCCTCCCAGCAGACGGATATGCAAATGCAGAGTACGGCGAGATTCTTGATAGAGTCTACTCCTAACCCTAATAACTAAATAGTTCTAAGGTGAAACCCCGCCAATCGGCGGGGTTCATCTTTATGTTTTTGCGCCTGATTTTGATATAATTTTAATAAGTTATTAGGAGGAAAATTGTCAACTACTATATATGATACTGCTGAATTAGAGTTAGAAGATGGAACTAGTGTTTTTATTAAGCCTCTTCCAATTAAGCAGTTGAAAAAGTTTATGGCAGTAATTAGAGAACTAGATTCAGAAGAAATACAAACTGAAGAAGATGCTATGGACATTTTTGTCAAGGCGGCTATGGTTTGTTTAGAGAAGGCATATCCAGAAATAGGTCTTAATAGAGAGAAGTTTGAAGACGCTGTGAATATCCCCAACATGATGAAAATTCTAGAAATATGTGGGGGACTTAAATTGAACGACCCAAACCTACTGGGAGCGGCGCTAGTTGGGACAAACTAGACCTCGCCGCTCTGGAATCTGAGGCGTTTCTGTTGGGAAACTGGAAGAGTTACGACGAACTTGAAGAAAACTTATCAATAGATGAGTTAGTTCATACTTTAAATGCCTATAGAACAAGGCAGAAAGAAGAGCATAAGTTCCTCGCAGCACTCCAAGGTGTAGATCTTTCTGATAAGGAGTCATCAAATATTACAGAGATGACTCCATCTGAAGTTGCCACACAAGGCTTTGGCGTGGGCCTAGGAATTGGTCACAATATTCAGTCTGTTGAAGAGGTGGTCGTATGAGTAGAATAGATTTGCAGATAGTTGCTACTGGTAACTTTGCTGGCGTTGAGGGGCAACTTGCAAGACTAAAATCTCAAATAGCGGCTATCAATAGCATGGGAATGGTTGGTAGTCCAACCCAACTTAGAAATATTCAATCGTACTCATCTGCATTTGCCAATGCTTTGAGTGCTAGCGGCATGTTCCAAACCAGGATGGTAAATCTTACTTCAGAAACAGAAAAATTTGGCAGATCTTTAGAAAGAGGAAATCTTAGACTAGGACAGTATTTTAGAGCAGGCACTCAATATGCTAGAAGACAGCAAAGCCAAATTAGATCTCTAGCCAGAGAGCAAGTAAGAATGATGAATTCTACCGCTATGAATATGGGTGGCGGCAGAGCAATGGTAGTTACCCCTAAGGGTATAGATGAAGCCATTGATAAGCAAAAAATATTAAACCAAGAACATAGAATTTTTAGACAAGTAGTTCAGGGCGGGGCTACTCAATTAATTAACTGGGGAAAGAATACTCAATGGGCTGGTAGACAGTTGACTGTTGGCCTTACAGTACCACTCATGATATTTGGCGCGGTCGCTGGAAAGATGTTTATGGATGCAGATAAGCAACTTACTAGAATGACTAAGGTTTATGGCGATGCCACCAAGGGTATAGTAAATGATCAAGAACTTGATGCTATAAGAGGCAAAACCTTGGCGCTTGCTCAAGAACTTTCTAGCACAATGGGAATTGCCGCCTCAGAAACTTTAGGAATTGCTGCAGATATCGCCGCTACTGGTAAAGAAGGTAATGAACTATTAGATTCAACTAGAGAAGCCATGAGACTGTCGGTACTTGGTGAAGTTGACAGGGCCGAGGCAATGAAAGCCACCTTAGCAATTCAAAGCGTATTTAAACAAGATACTGATGGATTAACTAAATCAATTAACCTACTCAATGCTGTAGAAAACCAAACTTCAACAACGCTGAATGACTTAGTTACAGGAATTATTAAGGCTGGCCCAGTAGTTCAAGGTCTAGGTGGAAGTATCGCGGATCTTTCAAGTATGATGGTTGCTATGCGCGAGGGTGGCGTCCCCGCGTCAGAAGCAGCAAACGCAATTAAATCTTCTCTAGGTGCATTAATTAATCCGACAAAACAAACAACAGAGTTGCTTAAGGGATTCGGAATAAACCTTACAGATATTGTTGATAGAAACGCTGGCAATGTCATTGGAACGCTTACTGAATTACAGCAGGCTCTAGAGGGCATAGATGAATTAAGTCGTCAGAGAGCAATTGAGCAGATGTTCGGAAAATTCCAGTTTTCAAGAATCAACGCTCTTTTAAGTAACTTAAATAAAGCGGGAAGCCAAACAGAGCAAGTTCTTAAAATTGCTGGAATGAGTACTTCTCAATTAGCACAAACAGCAGAAATCGAATTAAAGAGACTGACTGAATCTGCGTCCATGAGATTCACCAGAGCAGTAGAAAGTCTTAAGTCTAACTTAATTCCTATAGGTGAGACATTCGTTGAAATAGGCGCAAAGATTGTAGAATTTGCTGGAAATATCATTAAAGCATTTAATGATCTTCCAGAAGGATTAAAAACATTTATTAAAATTGTCGGCGGAATAACTGCAATTGCTGGTCCTATTATTATGATCACAGGTGTATTCGGCAACTTCTTTGGCTACATAATTAAAACAGTAGGTGCTTTAATGGCATTGCGCCGTGGCGCACGCGGGGTGTTCGAATTTTATACAGCAGACTCTATTGCAGCCAGAGCATCCACAGAACTTCTTTCTAAGGGAATGTTTAGTCAAGTTGAGGCTACCAATACCTTAAGAGCAGCACTTGACACTCTTAATGCAGAACTTGAGCAAGTTGCTAGAAACATGAATTTAGTTGCTACTGCTTCTTCTACAGCAATGGCTAGACAAAGTGCGGCTACTGCTAGTGCAGCCGCTGCCGTTGCAGGATCTGGAGCAGCCGCCTTAGCAGCAAGAAATTCATCTGTGATCGGTATGCTTGGAATGGGTAAAAGAAGTGGTACATCATCATTTAGTGGCCCAGAATTTTCCCACCTACACCCATCGATGAATTTGCCAAAAGACATTAGATTAGCACAAACTGTTGGTACATTAATAAACCCATCAATACCCGCACAGGCTGCCGCTAGAAATTGGCAGCAGGCGATGGGAGCCTCGTTTGCACCAACGTCATTCTATGACCCATCAAGAGGATCTAGAATTTCTCAATTAGAACAAATGACTTATGGTGCTGGAAGAGCAAGTGCTTCAAACTTAGCATATCTTAATACTATGAGAACATCTGGAGCAGAAGGACAAACAGCAGCAGCCAGATTATATCCATCAAGAAACGAATACAATGCATATGTTGCTAAATATCACGCCTCCTTGCTGAGACTTGAACAAATGGGTAAGACTCAAGTTGATAATATGACGAAAGCCATCAATAGAGAAATGGCTAAAGGAAATGTCGCTGGTGCTGAAGCAATATTAATGGGCGCACTAGATGTAAATGGAAAACAATTTAAACGCTTAGTCGATGAGCAGACGAGAAAAGTTGTGTCTGTTAATGGAACAATGGGCGAGGTTATTGCACAGGTAGGTGCAACAACAGCAGGACTTGAGCAAAGACTAAGGGCTGCAGGAATGCAAGGATTTGGTAAAACTGCAGATAATATGTTTAGAATGGTTTCTGCTGGCGCAGGCGGCGGCACGATTCCAGATGAACAAATGGTAGATAAAAGATCTCAAAGATATATGGATGCTCTAAATAAACAAACTCAACTTACTGCTCAAAGGAATGCATGGATTCAAAAACTTACTGAAAGAGAACAAAGAATAGCAGCGGGACAAGCAAAGGATGCTGGTCAGGTAACAAAAGCAAAGCAAAAACTTGCCATTATTATGGATGAATTAACAGCAAATACTAAAGAACTCGCACTTGCTGAAAAGGGCTTGCTAAAGCCTAAAATGAATGAACTTGCTCAATCTATGGGTCTTACTAGGCAAGAAATGGATGCCTATCGCGGAACATTAATGACTGCAAAAGTCGGGCAACTTAAGCAAATGGAAAGTGCAAAGTTGTTAGAAATTGCTGGAGAGAAATATGCATTCCAAATAACTGCTGCTGGCAATGTTCTAAATGCAGTAAATCTAACAACTAGAAAACTTATACCAAAAGAAGAAGCGCTGGCTATGTATAGAACAAGACAACTTGCATCCGTCACAGAAGAAATCTCAACTATGAAGATGGGCTTCTTTGCAAGACGAAGACTTAATGCAGAAATACAAGCACTCATACTTGAGCATGACAAAACAGCAGCAAGTTTTCAATTAGTGCAACAAGCAAATGGTAAATATGTTGTAGCAATTAAGAATGCTACAGATAAAGTTTTAACAACTACAGCACAATACGGCATGGGGCAAGGCGCTAGGGGTCAAAGAGTTGCTATGGGTGCTGGAATGGCCGCAGGAATGGGCATGATGTTTATGCCTATGGATGGGTCAGGCGGCGACGCAGCAAAAATTGGCGGCGGTGCCCTACTAGGAGCATCAATGGGAAGCATGTTTGGTGCTCCAGGATTGGCAATGGGTGCTGCTATAGGTGCTGCTATACCAATACTTCAATCATATCAAAGAGAGCAGCAGGCTGTAAATAATAAATTAATTGCTTATGGTGAAGCGCTAAATGGATCGTCATTAGTATTAGATAAATTTGCTTCTGAAATAGGAAAGTTAAAGCCATCTGAAAAACTAACTGCCGCACTAGGAAACATTGTAATGCCAGAGCAAGTTGCAGAAACTGGCAAGTCAATACTAGATACAGAGGCTGGACAACAACTAAGAGAAATGTCTAAAAATCTAGGTGGAGAACAACTAAGGGTAGCCCTGTCTAATCAACTTAAACAACTTACCCTCATGGAAATATTTACTCCAGAAGAGGCAAAGGCGGTAGCCCAGACACTTGCAATTGAATTAGCAAATCCAGAACTAGGAAGATCTCTAGTTAGAGGAATTAACTCAATTTTAGATAGTGAAGGCAATTTAATTAAAGACAATGTTTCTAAGTTATTTATGGAGACTATCCCAGAAATAGACATACCAGCGTTCGGTGAAGACCAAATACAAAATTATTTGAATAGCCAACAAACATTCTTAGGGAATGCTAAAGATATGGGCGAGGCTCTTTTAGGATGGTGGCGAGGCGACTTAGCAGACGAGATACTAAATGATGTATTTGGCTTAGGTGAAGCATCTTCTATAGAAGTAAAGCAAGCAGCAACTAGATTTGCACAAGAAAATATTGGTACATTAGCATCTTCATTAGATAAGTTGAGAGAGAGTCAAGCATTAGTTGTTAATGATTTTATGTCTGGAAATATAACTTATGAAGAATATGCTAAGAGAATGGCGACAATACAAGAACAAAATATAAAGGCTGCAGACTCTATTCTTATGCTAAAAGAGGCTGGGGCTGATGTTGGCGCTATGCTTAAAGATATTGCTGATAAATCAGGTCGTGGGGCCGACTTCACAAATATAGAAAATATAGCAAAAAGCATGTTCGAAACACTTGGAGTGGGAGAAAGACTTCTTACTCAAGTACAACTTGCAGCAGCATATGGAGACATAACTCTAGGTGAAATGCAAAATGTTGCAGATATTATTACCGATGAAGATACAAGAAAGAACTTAGAAATAGTATTTAATGTTAAGGGTGCGGAAGACAATGCAACAGAAATAATAAAACTTCTTGGAATGGGCTTAGATGCTGAATTTATTAAGACTATTTCAATTGATTCTGTAGAAATAGGAAAACCACTTTCTGACATTTATGCCTCTTTGTCTGCAATTGCTAAACTTCCTCCACAAGTTCAAAAGTCTGTTATTGCTGATATTCAGTCAGATCCACTAAAAATGCAGAACTTTATTTCAGATTTTGAGTACGTTCAATCATTGCCAGATACAAAGAAGGGGCTTTATGCAGAAATTCAGGGAAATGAAGATCTAGTAGAACTTAGAGATAATTGGGATCAATTTATTGCCCTTCCTGACGAAGAAAGAAAAACTGCAATATTAACAACAATTATTACTGGAAGTTACGACTTTGGCGCACCTCCAGCAATTCCTGCTCCAACTGCTCCTACAGAAATTGCTATGCCAGATGTATCCTCAATGATACCTTCCGAGTCTGGCGGCGGCGGTGGAGCAGGCTCTGATGCTGCTAATGAAGCAATAGATAAGAAGATCAAGCAACAAGATAGAATTATCAAGCAAATTCAGAAAGAGCGCGAAGAACGTCAGAAACTCCTTGACTTAGAAAAGAAGGCACTAGATTTTGCAATGCAACAACAAGATCTAGAAAGTCAAATAATGATTGCTAAGGCAGAAGGAAGAATTGCTGATGCCGCGCTCCTGCAATCCCAACTTGATGCTAATAGAGTTCAAGAGCGTGAGGATGAAAAGGAACGACTAAGACAAGAAAATGAAGACAAGAGAATTGCTAGAGCAGAAAGAAGAAAGAAGCAACTAGAAAAGCAAAAGGAAGACTCCTCTGGCGGAGGTGGCGGTGGCGGAGGTGCTGATGAAGCAGCAGCCAAGAAGATGGAACAAAGACTCATGTTCTTGAATAGTGAACTTCAGGGTGCCCTTCAAGGAAATGTAAAGATACTTGATGATATTAATGATAGAGGTGCAGATGCATTCTGGAATTCAGCGCCTATTAAGAGATATATAGAAGAGGCAGTAAAGGCTGGAGTTCCACTAAAGACAGTAAGAGCAGAACTAGAAAAAATCTTTGACTATATGATTGGAGAAGGATTTAAAGAAGTACCGATTTATAATCAAATAGCCGCAGACCTAGAAGATATAGGTGTGGCTGGAGATAGTCTTAATCAGGTACTGCCTAACGTTTTTGCAATATTACAAGATCCAAAGTTAGATAGAGATCAAAGTAAGGAAATGGTAATAGAGCAATTTAGATTAATTGGAATGACTGCAGAAGAGGCTCGTAGGCGTGCCAATAAATTCTTTACAATGAAATCTTCTACTGCTACTGGAATATATGAAAATCTAGATAGTTTTAATGAAAAGTTTGATGAAATAAAGAATAGATTTAGCGATAGAAACGGCGACTTAATTATTACAGAGTTTACAAAGGGAATTAGAGATGGTTTAACAAGAGGACAAATATTAGATAACATCTCTAAGGCTATATATGATGCAACATACACTAATGGAATAAAGGCGGGACTGGAGCCAGGACAAGCATCAAGAGATGCTGAAGCAGTAGCAAGTTCAGTAAAGGGAATTATAAATACAGAATTTGATGGTTACTTCAAAGAAATAGAAATTAAGGGTAAGTGGGACGGTATTGTAAACGGTCAAGAAGTTCCTCCAGCGCTGCGCGGCCTCTTTGGAGATGACGGAAGGTTCTTTGGTACTGCCGATACTGCTGAAAAATTAAGCATAAATAGCAGAGTTACTGTAGAGCCAAGTGATAAACCAACTACTATTACTAACTCTGCATCTAATCCATTATGGGTAAAAAATATAGATGGTAATGAGCCATGGAGAACACCTACAGATAGTAGATTTAGAGCAAATGGTGGATTTATTAGTGGTCCAGGTGGACCAATGGACGATCTGATTCCAGCAATGCTTTCCAATGGGGAGTATGTAATCAGAGCATCAAGCGTAGACAAATTTGGCATGGGCTTCTTTGACCTACTAAATAAGGGTGTTCTTCCAGAATTCGGTCGTGGGGGGAGTTCTAAATATCCATCTATGGTAAGAAATATGGGAATGGGCGGAGCAGTATATTACAACAAGGGCGGATTTGTTAGTGAATCTTCAAGCAATGTAGAGTATAATATTAATGTAAACGTGGCTGGATCTAATGCTTCTGCTGATGAAATAGCAAGAGAAGTTATGTCTGCTATAGATAGAAAACAAAGAATGTCAAAGACGGTGAATAGAATATAATGGCTCTTTTAACACCAAGTATTGTTACGCTTCAGGTAAACTCTAAGAACACCACAGAGTTTGTTCCAGGAACAGGGGAGTCAAATGGTCAATTAACTTTATCTGATCATTCTAGATCAGCGCTCCAGACCTCCTTTGAAACCATACAATCTCCACAAAGAATGGCAGACGGAACAATGAGAAAGTACGTCATTGCTAATAAGAAAAGAATATCATGTGCATGGGACATGCTTCCAACCATTTCTTCTATGGTTGTTGATGGAAATGCTAGCGCATTAGCAATAAAAAGATTTTATGAAATAAACTATCCATATGACATGAGCATGAAACTCTACTATAAAAGAAATAATGCATCAGACTTATCATATGTAGAAACTATTAGCGTATTCTGGGAATCAATGACATTCGATGTAGTTAAAAGATATCAAGAATTTGATTATTGGAATGTAAATGCAGAATTTGTGGAGATCTGATGCTTGGCGATACAACTATAAAAAATCATGTTAAAAATAGTCAGACGCTAGATATAAAGCCGCGAGTTTTTATAGAAATAAATCATAACGATAACAACAATGCCTATTTTTGTGGAACTGGCACACAAAATGCTACAACACTACAAAATATTTTATTAACACTATCTAATGTATCAGGAACTCCACAAGTAGTAGATGCCGGAACATCTCAAAATTATTCTGGAAGAGGAATAGAAACAGCACTTACAACTCCTAATAACAATGCTGTACTCCTCAAAACCTCACAACCATCACTAGAGCCAACAGAATATGCCTGGTATGCAGAAACATCTACAGGACAAAACTGTGTAAAATTCAACATGTTTTTAAAGTCTGACTATGTTTATCAATTAGAAAATGGTGACACCAGTTGTCTGGAGTCGTTTGATGTTTTGATAGTTGCTGAAGGTATAGATTCTTCAAATAAAAAAGTTCTTTCTGAGACTGTATCTGAAACAGTAACCGTAGACTCTGTATCATGGAAGCCAGTATCAATATTATTCGCTAACCCAGACCAATTTTCTACTGTAAATAAAGTTAGAATAACATTCTATATAAATGCACCAACATCTAAAAAGGCAGCCCTACTAGTTGGACAATTAACAAGATCTACAATTTCTGACTATGAGGTTTATTCTTCAAATAGACTTCCTTTAGAAAGAGTATTTGAGTCAGGAAGACCAGGAGAGTTTCTAGTAGAAATGTCTGGATCTTTAGAAAGTCCAGCCCCAACAAAACCATCCATTCAAGGAATAGCACAACAATGTACTCCAATTCATATGGCAACCTACTGCGCCCTTGGCCCTAAGTATGAGTTAGTACAAAGAAGTGTCACGCCATATCCAGGAAATGTCTATACATACTATGTGTCTGGAACCTCTACTGAAAGTAAACAAGTCTGGGCACTATATAAAAATAAAATTAAAACAAATAAGATCGTATTAAAATTTAATACAATTTCTTACAAGCCACAAACTGTAGCAGTAAATATTCTTACTAGTTCTGGATGGTCTTCAAGCATTGCTGGTTCCTCTACTGTTAATGCTGATGGAACTTTTATATTATATTACAATGGAACTTCATGGACAACTAATAAATGGACTAGTACTTCATATCCAAGCATCTCAACATCTGGCAGCAACGTGGGAGATGTAGTTTTGGGATCTAATCTAGGTTATCAGGAAATATGGGGCATAAGAGTTGAAGGTGTAGCCCTGCAAGTTACTAATACAGACTTTATAGATTTACCAGGAAGATTAGAATTAATAGAAGTATCTCCTAGGCTAGATATTGATCTAACAAATTTTGTTACTAATGTATCAACTACTGAAGAGGCTTCATCAGATTCATTATTAAATATCGGCGGGATCACATCTAATACTTACACAATAAATTTGTATAATGATCCTATTATAAAAAATCTACACGATCCATCTGTATCTGATACATCAAATAAAGATATTAGACCAATAAGTACAATATCCTCAACGTCTGTATTGAATAAAATTCTTTCCAAGGGAAATAAAATTAGAGGCGGGTATGATATAGATACATCGTATCGTGGAGTAGGCATAACATCTGGGAAAACTTATGTACCCGCGTTTGTTGGATATATTGATAAGTGGACAGAATCTAATAATTCAATTTCAATTACAGCATTTGATGCAATAAAAGATTTATTATCTACAAAAACTCAGCCTATATATCTAGAAGGAAAAAGAATATCTGAATGCATTTACTCAGTATTAGATCCCATAGGCTTTGGCGAAGTTTATGGAGATGAACTAATAAACTTAAAAGTTTTTTCAAATTCTAATAATTCAGAATTAACATTTTCTCAAAACGAAAAAATAAAATATTTCTGGACTTCTAATGATAGAAACGTATCAGAAACCTTAAATGATTTATTTAGAATATATCAAATTGCTATGTATACAGATCAATATGGTGCGGTAAGGTTTAAAACATTATACGAATACAGTAAATCATATAGTGATTTAACAAAAACATCCTCTCCCACCTCTCCAGATATCTATGTTCAAGATAGAAACGATAGCAACGGCAAGAGTAATCTTATCTCTGTAAATGTTGAAGAAAATGAAAAACCACAATCAATAATTGTTAAATATAAATCCCCAAGACCAACTTTGTCACAGCCAAGACTGCCAAGGAAAAGTAAAGATAAAAAGGCTGTAGACCAAAATTCTTTAGTAACCCAAAGGAAGTCTACAGACAGGGTTTGGATACTTCAGGACGACTCATATATAGTTCCATATATTCAATTAACTGGTAGGGGGATAACAACAGCATCTCAGAATTACATTCAATATGATACTTCTCTAACCAATGTTTTTATGAGAGCCGTACCTTACTCTTCACATTTATTAATTGATCAGGAAATAGTAAGTTATGATGGCCTAGAATATGAATTTACCTATACTAGTGATTCTGGAACTGTAACAAAAAAGTATGTAGTAAATTCTGCTGAAGAATTAGAAATGATTAAATCAGATATATTTTCTAACAAGAGCGGTAAAAATATATCATTCAGGCCGTCAGGCAAACTTATGAATGTAAAGAGGGGACTGTTTGGCACACCTCCATCGATTCATAATAGACAAACTTCTACCACAACTCCGCCATGGTCTATGAAAAAGTTTAATCGCGGCAATAACTCATATAATAATGCGACTACATCATTAAAATTTTCTTCTACTGTTAATGGAATAAATATTACATCTAATGACAATGATGAAGTTTTATTCTTATACCCAAAGGATACAGATTCAGACGCAAATCTACTTAAAGATAAAAGAAGATTATTATGTCAGTTTAAATTAGGAGATATACCATCTAAAAAAGAGGGCTATGTAGGTGTAGGAGTTGGAATACAGATAAATGGTTCTGGTAAAATGGTAGGAGGATTATTAATCTGGGTTGGAGTAGAAGGAGATAAGAAAAAACAAAATCCAACTATTTATGTAGAACAGATTAAAAACGATGGGACAATAGAAACCATAATAGAAAAAGACCAGTTTAAATATTCTGATAGAGTCATAGAAGAAGATGAAAATATGGAAATATATATTGCCCTAAATGAAAAAAGAGATGAATGCAAAGTTCTTATAGGTGGAAGTACCGCATTTGAAAAAATAATTAACAAAAAGGTGGACGGCAAAAAGAAAGAAATCAAGCAACACACATTTAAAATAAGACAACTATCTCTAAACTCACAATTCGGTTTTATCGCTAATAAATTTGGTACAGCCACCCTAGGTCAGTACCTTTTTGGAGTCTCAGATCAATTTAAAGACATGAACAATATTAATCTTTCTCTAGTAGATTCTAAATATTCTAAGCCAAGCAACTCTCCCACAGGAACATATTTTATAGGAAGCAACAACCTACTTGACACTATTGTAGATGGTCGCAATGTAATAGGTCTTAGAACTTCTTCCAAGCACAATTTTGCCTATACGGGTGCGCCAGTCGCTAGAGGAATACAGATATTTGATGTAGAGTACGATAAGTATCCAATTATATCTAATGCTAAAGCAGAATGGACAGGGTATACCTATGATTCAAATATCTTTGAGGGCGGAAATATTATTTCGGAGAGAAAATCATAATGTCAGAATTTTATCCAGATACAGACGATATTATTGATAAGACTGTAGACTATGCCATGGCCCAACTTGGCAAACCATATTGTCCAGGATCATCATGTCCGCATTCAGGATACGCCCAGCCACCAAGAACATGGGACTGTACTAAATTAACAACATGGGCATATAGAGATGGTTCTGGTGGAAGAATTAATCTGACTCCATACTCTAAGGTTCAGGTTCAAGAAGTCAGAAAACTTCCAAATGTTGCCGTTGGAAGCACCAATGGTTTACAGAAGGGCGACCTTTTGTTCTTCTTTAAGAACGGAACGCACCATGCCTCGCTGTATATTGGCGGAGGTCAGATAGTAGAAGCAGGAAGTCCTGTACAAGTTAATCCAGTATGGAACTCATGGAATTCTACAAACTTCACTTCAGCAGGGAGACCTCATAAAATTGGAATATATGGCGGCAATAATGGAACTGGAGATCAAGGAAGCGGACAGAGTAAAGAAGATGTTATTACTACAGTAGCCGCTCGTAAAATTAGTTCTAACGCGCTTGCAATTTCACAGATTGCTGGAACTCCACAGACTGCTAGATTTGCGGTAATGAATATGGCAAACGAAAGTTTGTATTTAACTCAGGATAAAATAAACATTATTAGTAAGAGTGAATTTTACATAAAATCCACAGCCCTGGTTCCAGGTGACCAGAAAGAAATAAAAAAGTTTATTTCTGGTGGACGCAACGCATTTGAAATTACAATAGACAGCGATTTTATTCAGTCTAAAGATGCTGCGGAAGCAATAGCATCAATGGCTTCCAGAACCTTTGACAATGATATTAAAACAATAAATGTGCAAATTTTCGGCAATCCTCTAGTTCAAGTAGGGGACATTGTAAAATTTAATTACTTTACTGGTAAAATTGAAAGCGGAGCAAACGACTTTTATGTAGTATCAAGAATCCAGCAAAATTTTAGCACTAACCTTAGCACAACATTAACCTTAAAACCATTAGAAAAAATAGTTTCGGTGGTATAATTTAATATAGGGAGATATATGTCTAAGGTGCCACCTAATCAAAAAAATGATATAGAATCAGTAAAAAATCAAATTCTTCAGGAAGTTGATCAAAGGATTCTAGAAATAGTTCCTTCATTAATTGATGATTCAACTATTACTCAAAAAGTAAGGGCTGTTCCAGATACAGAGCCAGACGAAATAATAGTTAATGGGGTAGATTTACTTTTCTTAAAGAATAAAGAATATGTAGAGTCTGAGCCAGTTGAAGGCTCAGGCTACCCAGAATTTGGAGAAGTGTTAAAAACTGATGGGCAGGGAAACTATACTATTAAAGTAGGATGTAAGATTATTGATGATGAAGAGTCTTCTGAATACTGGGAAATAGAATATTCTATTGTGGAGTTGACATAAAATGATTGGCAAATATTTAATTTATCAAGATTCTAAACTAGTTGGAGAATATCGTAATGTTCTTACTACTGAGGGTAAGAGTCTAATAAGAAACTACCTGGCTGGAAATATTGGTGCCTGGTCTGGATCAATTGCTATAGGTGCAATGAATTCAACAGCACCTAGCGTATCTGATTCAGGTCTGGAGTTTGAAATTATTAGAGTGCCAGTCGTGTTGTCTACGGTAAAGGGAAACAACATAATACTTTCGGCAGACCTAGACTCAACAATAGCAGGAAGAATATTTGAATTAGGAGTATATCCTACAGTTACTAACTCTTTTTCCGCTGGCTTCGATGATAAAATAATTGCTAATTTTTCTGAAGATTGGACAGATGATCTAGGTGTTTCGCTAACATCATCTAATTTTAATGGTACTGAAGAATTACCAATAGCAAGGGTGGGCTATCGTAATTTAATTATTGGAAGTTCTGGAATAGATACATTATATTCAATAGGACTAGATCTTTCAGGATATTCTGATTTAGATAGTATGTCTATGTTGTATAAAGTAACCTCTACTGGTTCAAATAGAACCTTAAGATTAACATTTTATGATAATCAATTACCTACGCCTGGGACAAAATACTACGACTTTACTTTAATCGGTTCATCTGCTGGATATAAAACTATATCAGCCCAGTTTGGTCTTTTTACTGAAACGGGAGACTTTAATAATAACGTTTCTAAGGTAGGGATATCTTCATCTGGAAGTGCGGCCCCAGTAGAACTTGATGCAATAAAACTTGATGACTCAGATGAAACAAACCCCAATTTTGCTTTAGTCAGTCGTGCATTAATAGGTTCTGCAGGAGGCAATTCATCCACCGACTACTTTGAGAAAAGAGCGGGAACGACAATGACAATAGAATATGTTGTGGAGTTGACCTAATGCCAAAGAAAACAGTAGAGAAAAAAATATTTTCCATAGATGAGTTAAATCCTAAAAAACATTACAAGATAAAAATAAAGTCATTTGACAAGGATAAAAAACTTATCGGTGAATCACCATGGATAATGTTTAAAACTACTGGAAAGAATCAGGCTCCACCAAACGTAACGAATCTAAATGCTAATTTTACAGGAAGCACATTAGTTATTACATGGAATGGAAGCGGCCCACGAACAGAAAAAGACTTTAAAAACTTTAGAATAAGGATATCTAGCCCAGATCATCCAGGAATAACTAAAGATTTTTTTAATGACAATAATAGATTTACTTTAGATGAAGATGAAAATAGAAACATCTTCACCTCCTTTGAAGGAACAATAAATGTAACTGTCTATTCTAGAGATACTAGTGACAATGAAAGTAGCGGAGTTAGTATTACTGCCTCTGCGGAAGTTCCAGAAGATCCAACTAATGTTAAATTAAGTGCATCGACATTGGGCTATGTAGTTTCATGGGACCTTCCAACGTTTAAAAATTACGATTATACTAAAGTTTATGAAAGTACATCTGAAAATGGAACATATGCAGTAGTTAGAACAGAAAGAGGATCTTCTACTTATGTTCCTAAAAGTACTATCGCCACTTTCTGGGTAAAAGTTTCTCATGTCAATAAGGCTGGAGCAGAGTCTAATCTAGTTGCATCAGTTCCTCCTAGTATTACACCAATAGATCCAGTTCCTACTGATGTTACCCCGCCAGCAGTACCAACAAGTTTAAGTTGGGAAGACGCGGGAACAGAAAGCGTCAATGGAATTACTACTGCTGCTATGAGAGCGCATTGGGAAGTTTCTGAAGTAACATCTGGATATAAGGTTCGTGTTACTGAAGATATAGTTAATAAAGATAATTGGGAAGTGCATGATGTTCCAGCATCAAAGGCAACAGTAACATTTAAATCAGTTTCATCTAATGTTGCCACTCTTACCCTATCCGCACACTCCTTTGCGAAAGATGATTATGTAACTATATTTAATATGGGCACTCCCTTCGACGGTAAAAGAAAAATAACATCAGTTACTTCTACCACTATAAGTTTTTCATTAACTACTGGAGATATTACAAATACTGTTGCAACTGGTGATGTAGTTATATCTTCATACACAGTAAAAGAATTATATCCAGGAACACAATACTATGGCGCTATCTTAGCCTATGATTCTGCAAATAATTTAACCCAATTTGTTAGTGAAGGGACATTCACTACATCTGGAACTCCAGCCACGGTAGGAAATAAAATTACAATTAGCGGAACCTCCATGGCATTCGGGCCTAATGTAAGTGGTACAAACGACGGTCTTTTTATAGATTCTAATAATTATTGGTATAACACAGGTTCTTTTAAGGCTGGTACTACTACTAATAATTTATCTTGGGATGGAACTAGTTTAAGATTAGATGGAAGAGTAATTGCACGATCTGGTTCATTTTCTGGAAACATTTTTATGTCAGGAAGTGGAACGATTGATAGCAATACCGCTTCATTAATTGCGGCTCCGTATTTAGATATTCAAAGCGCTACATTAAGCGGCGGGGTCGCTACAATTGTTACCGCTACTACTCCTTTTCCAGCATGGTCTACAGGAGATGTAGTTCTAGTATCTGAAGCATCTATACAATTTGACGGACAGTATACTTTGCTATCTGCTAGCGGAAATACTTTCACATTTTCATTAACAAATTATTCTAGTGCAAGCCCTATAACAAATACTGGTAAGATTGCTAGATTTAGTACTGGAGATAGAGTTATTTTTAATTCTTCTGGCATTCAAGGCTGGGAAGATAATGAAGTACTATTCTCATTTAATAGAAATAAAACTAGTAAAATTGGTGGATGGACAATAAGACCATCTAAACTTTATGCTGGTGCTGAAGATACTGCTGTTGGATTAAATAGTTCTTCTAATTCAAATATTAGAATATATGCTGGGAATGATGATCCAGAGCAAGCGCCATTTAGAGTTACTAAAAATGGAAGATTAATTATAAGTCCTGAAGTTGGAAGTCTAGATATAAATATAGCATTAGGAAGAGTGAGTCCAGGATCATCTACAGATAAAAGAACTGGATTAGTAATAAATGATACTAGTGGGTCTGGAATTGAAAACTTTTGGTATGTTCCTGCAAATGTAAGCACTAATAGCGCCTACTTTAGAGTAGGAACAGCAAACGGCTCTGGTATTACTGTTATTAAGCAATCGGGCGGAACATCCAGAGTAAAAATTAAAGACTACGATATTGAGGGTGTTACTTCAATAGTTGATGATTCTAAGATAACAATTAATACTGTAGAGATTGGAAAGGGCGTAGGTGGCGCAGGCAAGCATGGTATAAAAGTCGATGACTATAACTATTGGTATGATCCATCAACTACTGGATTCCCCTCAGATGGAATAGTGTTCCGTGCTGGATGGACTGGAAATAAATCTTTAACAGTAAGAAAAAATGGAGAAGTAGAGTTTGAAGGAACAACCAATCCCACTGGTGGCACAGTAAAAGGTAAACTTACTATTGAAGGAACTACATATGCATTTGGTAAAGATGTTCTAGGGGTCAAGGACGGACTTTACCTGAATGATAATAACTACTTCGTAGTCGGTGGCGGTGTTCCAGAATTTAGAGTTGGCAATGACAATAGTTTTTTAAATTGGAATGGATCATCATTAAGCATTCAGGTCGGCGGAAGCAGCGTAGCAACTCAATCTCAACTTAGTTTAAAAGCAGATGCTACTGGTTCAGCAATATTAAGTTTATTAAATACTGGAATGGGAACAGGAGTAGTCCTTACATCAGATAGTAAAATTTATAGTGCTGGCAAAACATCATATAATTCTTCTACTGCAGGCTGGTACCTTGGTAGAGATACTGTGAATTCAGTACTTCAATATACATTTGGCATTGGAAATGCTACTAAGTATATGAGATGGGATGGCAGCCAGTTATTAATAAACGGCAAGGCTGTGGGAGGCACAGAACTTGGAAATAACACAGGAGTAGTAATTGATGATACATCAACTATTAATGGAATTAAAGTAAATAATGTTTTAAGAATTACTGGATATTCTGCAGGATCTGGAACGAGTGCTGGATCTATTGCATTTACAAATACTGCTGGGGATATAGAAAAGGGTGCAGTATATGATTCATCATTAAATAAATATACAGAAACTTATAGTAGCGGAAGAGGAATTGCCATAGGTTCTTCTGGATTTTATCCGCATGTAGAGGTTGGATGGGATTCAGCAACTGGAACATCTAATCCAAGAATCATCCTTGCAGCAGCAGCAGTAACATTTTCAGATCCATATCTGGGAACTCTGTCTGGACCAGAAATAAGATTAAATAACTTCAATTTTGGTATTGTAGGGGATAGTGCATCATATATTTCAGTTCCAGAAGGAACTAGTCCTGTAAAATATATGGCAAAAAATAATAATGGACATTTAAGATGGGTAGATCCACCATCTGGAAGCGGAAGCGGAACAACATATACTTCGGGAGATTCTTCAGAGGGTGTTATTGTAAATAATACATCTGATACAATAAGAAATGCTGGGTATAGAATGGTTGGAAATACTTCTGGAGGATCTAGTAGAATTTCAACAACTAATAGAATAGGTTTTACTTCTGCACCAGCAGACCCAGTAGACGGTGACATTTGGATAACATTCTAAAATGACAATAAGAGGATACAGAAATAATATTGGTTGGGATATTGCCAAGCGAGTTAGAGCATATAGATCTTCAGTATCTAATTGGGTAAATGCTAAAACAATTTCAGTATATAGAAGTTCTGGGGTAAGCCCATATTGGGATATGGTATATCCAGATGCACCTCAAAACTCTTCCTCTGTCTCAGTTGTTGGCTCAGGAGAGGTAAATACAAGTTTTACATTATCAGATAATACTCCATGGGTAACTGATCCATATGTAGAAGTAGATAGTACAACATATCAATGGCAAAGTTCTAATTCACAATCTGGTCCATGGGCTAATGTTTCTGGTGCAACGTCTACAAGTTATAATATTTTATCTACAGACTTAGGTAAATACTTTAGATGTATTTTAACTGCTACAAATGAAAGGGGATCTACACAATTAACATCTTTAACTAGCGTTCAGGTTTCAGATCCCACATACACATTTAACTTTGGTCAAAGTTTTGGAGTATATCCAAATGCTTTTATCAGATTAGATGAAAGTAGTAGTGGATTCCCCCCAACAGATAGTATTCTTGCAGTAGAAAGAACATTGGCATATTTTTTCGGTGAGTTTAAACAATTTGATTTATTATATAAATCAGATTTAAATACTTTAAGAATATACCATCGTCTATACCGTGAAGATAGAACAAGTCGCCCAGCCAACCCAGACGCAGAGTATGAAATTGTTTTTACATCTGGAAGCAATACGGTAGATATATATGTAGTTAACTCATTTAATACACAGTATATAACCTCATATGCAGCATATTTAAAGGGATTTTCAGTATATAAACAATATAGTTCGTTGCTATATTTTGATGGAATAAAGTTTTCTGTGCCAATGAATTCATCTTCTGGAATATCTAGTGCTATTGGACATGCATCTAATGCAATTCAGATATCTAGTGTTAGTATTAGCGGAGGCGTTGCTACATTTACAACTGTAAGTCCCCATAATATTTTAGGATCTGCATATATTTACGGATTAACAGGAGATTTGTCTGAGTTTAACGGAAGGAAAAGTCCCAATGTAACTGGTAATAATACCTTTACCTTATCAACAAGCCTTTCCAATAGGACAGTATTTCCATCAGATGCAAGATCTGCATATATCCCATCATTTTTAACTGGATGGATTTATATCAATACTAATTTAGACTCAGATGATACCCCAGTATCTTTTTATTCAGGATCTGGACTTCCATCACCTCTATTCGGGAGCAATTCTTCATATAATAAACAAAATATGTTCTGGCCCTCATCTGCTACAATAGCAGCACCAACTAATATAGGAGTTAGTTCTGCTACATTTTCATGGTCTGGAAGTAATGCAAATTCATATGTTGTATCAGCAGCAAGAGCGGATAACTCAACGGTTGTATTTTCTGACACAACAACAACTTCTACTAGTATGAATATTACTGGATTCCAATATGGAGTAACATATAATATTTCTGTCAGGCCAAATTCAAGATTCGATAGCCCATCCCCGCTTGGACAGTTTGGATTTACTGCAACTAGATCATATACCCATGTGGGCGCTCCTTCAGCACCAACAAATGTTACTGGCACGGCGGGGAATGCTCAAGTAGCACTTACATGGACAGCCCCATCTTCAAACGGATCTGCCATTACTGGTTATAAAGTTAGATATTCATCTAATGGCGGTGTATCATGGTCATCTACTATTTCTACAGGTAGCACATCTAATACATATACTGTAACTGGGCTTACTAATGGAACTTCTTATATTTTCCAAGTTTTGGCTACAAATTCAGTAGGAGATGGGCCATGGTCATCTAGTAGTGCATCAATCACTCCAGAAATAGTTGCTACAAAAGTAGTTGCTACGGCATCATCATCTACAATACTAACATCTATAACTGGAGATTTAAGAACATCAACTATTACTGCACAATTACAAGATTCGTCAAATCCTGCAAATAATGTGGCAAAAAGCGGAGTTACAATAACATTTACTTTAAGTGGTACTGCTGGAGGATCTTTAAGTGCAACTACCGCGACTACAGATTCTACTGGTAAGGCTTCTGTAACTTATACGTCTGGAACTACAGGAAATGCAACTGGAGGCACTACGATTGTTGCTACAATAACTCCATCTGCTACAGGATTGACTGGTACAGCAACATCAGTAACAGTTAACTTAAGAAGCGCATTTCCATTTACATTAAGTGCTTCTGGTACAACTAAGGGTGTTTTATTTACAAAAAGCGCCAATGATTCAAATTATACATGGTCTGCAGCAACTGGATCTCCATCAGTAGGCTACCTTGAATCTGGAGACTCCTACGCCAACAATTCTTTTGATATCATAGTTCCAGTATTAAGGAATAGTCCTCCAGGAAGACCACAGGTAAGTGTAGACTCAGGAGCAAAAAGTGCTAATTGTGATATGTCAGTTAATGGAGTAACTGTTTATGATTTAAATAGAAGCACAAGCGTTACTTTAACGGCAAAAAGGTCTGGATTTAATGATGGATCTGCTACTGGTACAGCAACATCAGCATTAACATTTACTAGAACTTTCTTGTGGCAATTTGCTACCGCTTCAGACAACTTTACTACCTGGAGAACAGATTGGCCCTCGGCGTTTGTTGTTAATGGAGTGCAAACGTGGAATACCCAAACCCTAAAATGGACAGGGACCCCTAATAGTAGAAAAATTAGATGTAGGGTTACTACTGATGTTACTGGAGTATTTGCTGATCCAAGTAATACTTCAGTACCCAGCCAAGATGTTAGATTTACATCTAATGAGCCAACAATACCATAAATGATATAATATGATTGGAGGAATCATGGAAGATTATGAAACATTAACTAATTCAGAGAAAGCAACATCAATTAGATCTAAAATAAAAGGAATTCAATACCAAAAATATAATTTTGAAATTGATTTAATTGCTGAAAATGCAGTTAGCGAGCCAAATGAATTAACTATTTCTGAAATACAAAAACAAATAAATAATTTAAATGCTCGTCAGTCAGCATTACAGGCAGAATTAGATTTACTATCTTAGGAATTTTAAATGTCTGAAGTAATAGTTGATTCAGAAATAGAATCAGGGAAATGGCCCATTGAATTCTCAGGTGCCTGGATAGAAGTTATTTATGATTATTTATCAAGCACATATGTTGCGTCCCTATATTTTGATGATAGAAATGAAGAGGGGGCCGTTGTAATAAATCCAGATAGGATTTTTGAACTACCTCTTCCACAGGCATATATTTCATGGAATCTAAATGGAGTCTGTAAAGAAATATATGTAATTCAAGATTATAGGGGTAGGGGTATCGGAACAAAATTATGTGCCTGGGCAAGATCCTACTTATTGAAGCATGGAGTATTATTTTCTGCCCCAGATAAAATGTCTATTGATGCATCTGCTATGTTTCAATCAATTTCAACAAAATATGGAGAGCCATTTACTTATCCAGAAGAATCTGGTATCCTAAGAGGATACAGTCATTGGGGATATTTAGTATAATATAGTTATTATAGAAAGGTATATATTATGTCAACAACACTAGAGTTAGTAGTTCAAGAACTTCAAAATAGAATTGGTCAAATTACTTCAAATTATGAAACACAACTTGCAGTTTTAAAGGCTCAGGCTACAGAAGAAATTAAAAAGCGTGACGATCAAATTGCTGAATTAGAAGCCGATAAGGTAGAAACTAACTAATGTCTTCAATTAATGAAGCATACGCAAGAATAGACTATGCCACCATTCTTGAATTACAAGATAGAATCAATAAACTAGAAAACATTATTGAGTCATATACATCAGACACATTTTCTAATTTAGAGGGTGTTAAATCTAATGTTCGCGGTACAAAGATTTTTACAGAAACTATAACTGTTGGAGCAAAAGACTCCAAAGTAGATGTAGTTTTTGGTAGCAACTTCTTTGGCAGTAGCCCAACAGTTACTGCAACAATTAGAGATATTAATAATAAATTAGTGGGCGGAACAGATCTACCAGTTATTCTTATTAGTCAATTAGATAAGAATAAGACACAATTTGTTATTAAAAGAAAAAAAGAAGCAACCCTAATATTGCATATTATTGCAATTGGTGAATCTGCCGATTAACAATGCCCTACAGACCTATTTCTGACTGGGCCAAAAGAAATAAAAAAGTAATAGATGGATATGTTTTAGTATGGGTTCCAGAGCATCCTAAATGTTTTTCTAAAGGTTGGTACTACGAGCATCGCCTTGTCATGGAAAAAAAATATTGTAGAATATTAAAGGACTGGGAAACTGTACATCACATTAATGGTGACAAAGAATGCAACGAGGAGTATAATCTTTTCGTATGTACCCGCGCTCAACATATGAAAGCGCATAAATAGATAGGAATTTTATGAATAACGACCTAAAGTGGATGATGGTTTCAGACGTTCACTTCCCTAGGCATGACCCGCGTAAAGTAGATCTTTTCCTTAAGGTTATGAAATGGTTTAAGCCAGACGCAGTAGACTTGCTTGGTGATATTGACGATGCAGATTCCACTAGTAGGTGGGCAGCAGATAAGCCACTAGAAATGTCAATTTCTATAGACGATGGAGGAGTCCGTGAGACAAAGCAATTTCTTAAAGATATCAGAAAGATCGTCCCCAATGCTGATTGTCATTTTCACGATGGGAATCATGGCTGGACTCGCCACGGCGAATACCTTGCTAAGAAAGCGCCACA